GATAAATATGCTAAATACATTTGTGGAGTTTCAATTGGAATTGCCGCATTATATGGTTTGGCTAAAGCATATCGTGCTTATCGATCTGAAGATCCTCATGGGTCTTTGGAACCTAAAACTAAGGAACAAGTGCAAACTAGAGATAGTGAAGTGAACGTTTGGACACAAGTTGTTCCACGTGATCTTCCAATTACTGATATTTCTAAACGAATGTCAGCTGAACAGTTGAGTAATGTTGTTAAGAAATGTTTAGTGTATGGATCCATTCATCTTGATGATGGAAATGCCATGGTAAATGGTCTTATGTTAAGTTCTAATGTTATGTTAGTTCCGGATCATTATTTTGAACAGTATGGCGATATTTTGAATTGCACTTTTCGTAAACGCAATCCAGAAGCCAGTGGTGGCAAATTTGTAGCAAAACTTTGTAAGTCTGCTTCTCTCTTATTCCTGATTCAGATTTGAGAGTTTGTTATGTACCAACTGGTGGATCATTTAATAATATTGTGAATTATTTTCCAATTGGTGATATGCCAGGCGTTCCATTCATTATGAATTGGCGTAAGAAAGATGGTGAGACGATTATAGCTCGGGGTATGACTTCCCCAAGTATTGTAACTACTCACAAATCTTTTAAAGGTGGAATGTATAAGAATTTGACTATTAACACTTTTAACGGTTTGTGTGGTGCTCCACTTGTGTCTGACACAAATGGTAGTGTCATCCTTGGTGTTCACTTAGGTGGCACTGCAGGTACGCCTCGTGGGTGTTACGGAAGTATCACACAACAACAATTGTTTACTGCTTTTGCTGAATTAAGACGCATTGAAGGTGTAATACTTTCAGGAGGAGCTGGAAAATTTCGTACAACCGTTTTGGGAATTCAATTATTGAAGGATGACCCTTTACACAAGAAAAGTGCATTGAATTATCTTCCTGTTGACTCACAAATTGAGTATTATGGTTCTTGCCCAGGACGAGCGATGAGCAAATCCGATGTGAAAACCACACCCATTAGCGAACATATTATTGATGTTTGCGGTATACCAAATATATACCGTGGACCTAAATTAAATCCTGATTGGTATGGATGGCAAACGTGTTTGTCGAATTTAGCTGTTCCAGCACATCCATATGCACATGGTTTACTTTCGATTGCTATCCAAGATTATAAGGAACCTTTAATTAAGGTTTTCCAAAATGATCTTTGGAACAATGCTAGACCACTTACGGATCAAGAAAATTTGTGTGGTGTTCCAGGAAGGAAATTTATGGATGCTATTAAGTTAAATACATCTGTTGGTTTTCCTTTAACAGGACCTAAGCGCAATTTCGTCACTGAATTGGAACCAACCCCCGATAAACCAAATAACCGCGAACTCGACGTTGTCTTAATGGATGAAATTAAGAGGATTGAGGATTGCTATAGAGAAGGTAAGAGAGGTTACCCTATAGCTAAAGCATGTAAGAAAGATGAAATCTTAGCTAAAGATAAATGCAGAATTTTCTACGGAAATTCACTATCTTTGACTTGGCTTATTAGGAAATATTATTTACCACTCCTCCGAGTGTTACAGATGAATCCGTTGTTATCCGAATGTGCTGTTGGTATAAACTCACATGGCCCAGAATGGGAAGAGTTACATCAACACGCAACAAAATTCGGTATGGATCGTCTTTTTGGTGGGGATTATCGTAAGTATGATCAAAAATTGCCATCCCAATTAATCTTTGCAGCTTTGAGAGTTTTAATGGATTTCGCACGAGAGTGTGATTATACAGAAGAAGATATCAATATCATGGAAGCAATGACAGGTGACATTGTGTTTGCCTATATTGCTTTTAATGGAGATTTAATTGGTCTAACTGAAGGTACGCATATTAGTGGTAATTCACTAACTGTTATTATTAATGGTATTTGTGGTTCATTGAACTTGCGATGCTGTTTTTATTCGCAGTATGTACCAACCAAGTTTTCAGATCGCCTGAAATTTCGTGATTGCGTTGCAGCAATGACGTATGGTGATGATAATATTGGTTCAGTTAAGACTGGGGTTGATAAGTTTAATATCAAGATTTGTTCCCAATTTTTAGCTGAATATGGACAGGTTTACACTATGCCTGATAAAGAATCTGAACTTACGGAGTTTTTACCTCCTGAGGAGTTCGAATTCTTGAAGAGGGGTAGTGTTTATCATCCCAAACTTGGCGTGCATGTAGGTGCACTATTGGATAAGTCAATTTATAAATCGTTGCATTGTTTTATGCGTGGTAAGAACTGTCCTTTGACAGAAGAACATGCGTGCGCACAGAACATTGATGGAGCCCTTCGTGAGTGGTTCAATCATGGTGAAGATAAGTATGAGAAACAGCGACAACTGATGAAGGAAGTTGCTACCCGTGCTAATATATCACATATGTGTTCTGGTTTAGATCTCAGCTATAATGAC